TACTTTTAGCTCGGCCCAAATTGGAAAGCCATCCCAAATTATGTACACATCAGGAATGCCCGATCCTGCTCTATTTTCAATCCGCCAGTGGCGACTGCCTGTCGGTAAGTTCTTCTTGACGATTTTCCAAAAGTTCGCTTCTGGCTGTGACATCTTTGTATTCTCCCTCAATGAATGCGTGTGGGTATTTCTTTTGGAGATCAGCGAGTCTGGCAACAATATCTGCTCTGCTCATGTCGTCCAATCGATTGACCTGTTCGCGTCGGTCAATGGTCAACCCGCCAAGTGCGCTACGGATTTTTTCGGCATTGATAGCTGCCGAGAATTGCCCGGCATCTTCTGCGCCTCTGGACAGTTCATCCAATCTTTTAAGCTGCCCCATCAGAGTGACGCCATATTTGCGTTCGCGTTCTTCTCGAAGTTCTTTGATGTATTCGACAACGTGTGGGAAGTCTCGACCATTCAGCAGAACAGAAGCCTGTTTTGCACAGGTCTCTTTTGCGAATCCTGCTCGACGAGCGCATTCGGTGTTAGTGTGAGTTCCCTCGACGACGAGTCGTGCGAAGGTCTTTTGACGAGTAGTCAGTGTGCGATCAGATGCTTTCTCGATCTTCTGCGCCAGTCTTTCAGACATAACGATTCCTTATACAGAATTTTTTACAGATTCTACTCACATCACCAGGAATTTCAAAAAACTATCGTAAAGAGGGTATATAACTGTACTAAACGTCCTAAGAGTGTACTAAACAGAAGTCAGTATTTATGCGGGCTAGAACACCATTTAGTACGTTAGTACGTTTGGAACGGCATTCTGCGGAAAGAAAAAATATTTTTTGTTATCTGAAAAAATAAGTGTATATAGCTATTGATTATTGTTCACTAGTTGTTTACTCTAACCAATCATAATAAATGGAGGGTAAAACATGAAAGATGGCAAATACACTTGCACTCATGTTTGGTGGGATCAGGAAGAAAGAGAATATACCTTTCGCGCTGTCTGGCATTTCGAGAAGAACTATCCAGATATGCCTGATTATTGGCATCTAATTTCTTTAGAAGTCGAGGATCAAGAACCGCGATCCCCTGACCTAGATCTGTCGTTAAAAGAAGGCTGCAACATTTGGCAAGAGATCGAGGGCCAAGGCCCGAGTGCCGACATACAAGAGGTGGATTACATATGAAAATGTATGACACACCGAAATGTTATAGCTGTGGCAAGAGGGGCGTAGTCAAGGATCCTTGGGGTGCTTATTGCCCCAAGTGTTTGCTCGAAAAATATGGAAAAAGGATAAAAAATGAAAGCAGATAGCTATCAGATTTGGGGTGGTGGAAAGCTGTGGTTTTCGTATCCCACATTGAACGAAGCGCAACAGAAAGTTGAAGAATTGAAGCGCCTTTTAATTTTAAGTTTCGAGATCCGCGAGGTGTGGTTATGAGTGCAGAAGAAATTGTTTGGGAAGTATCGCATCGGTACACCATGTTGCCCGAAGGTACGTTGAAGCGTATTCATGTGAATCAGCATCACATTCGGCACAACGCAAAAAATCCTGGTGATAAGAAACCGCCATTTACTTGCAAGACATCTAGTGCAAATCACAAAGCATGGGGTGTTGATATTAATGGGCCAAGTACCTTGGTCTATTCTCCTGACAAGCCATTGTCGTGTGGTGCGAAGGTCTGGTTGGAGACGGTGTCTGGTGTTGGTATGTCGGAACAGATTGAGGTGCGTGATGACGATTGAAGAAGTGTTTGATGCGTTAGCAAAAGCCGACCTTGATGCCGAGTTAATCGAAGTGTTTGATGAAGACGGTGTCATTTGGGTAAAGATCGATAACGTAGATACAACGGGAGAGGGTAATGAGTAAGTTTGCAATTTACAGACATCCGTTTGGGATTTCTTTGAACGGGCGCGAGTATGCGCTCGATGGCCCTGATGGTGACATCATGGAGTTTGAATCCAGAGAAGCTGCTCTGAAGTGGGCGGACAGTATTTGTCCTGATGTTGACGTGACAGACGAAGAAGTCCTGAACGAAGAAGTTGGGCTGTTTATCTGTGATTTGAGCGAGGCGCACCAATTTGAGCGAATCATCACTCTTGTTGGTGACAACACAAGCATGGAGATTGTGTTTAGGGCTGAAGACGATGAGTGACATTACAGTCAGAGTTCTGTGGGGTTTTCATGAAGACCCCAAGGAGTATTCATTCAATACGCAAGCGGAGGCTGATGCGTTTTTGTTAGGTGTTGACGAGTCCAATGGGTGGCTCTGTTACGAAGTGGAGGAAGATTGTGGCAACGCTAGTTAGAGATCAAAAGTCGGGAAAAATGTACATCGAAGACATTTGGCATTTCGATGATTTTGTAAATGTGGCGGAAAACGCGACCTTCATCTTTACTGAAGCGCAGATCGAAGAAGCGATGGAGCGTGTCGCGGATAATTTTGACGCGAACTACGGGATCACTTGGGAGTTGGTGGAGTCTGCCATTTACGAAGTGATCACTGACGATAATTGTCATCCCGAGTTTCTTTCAGAGGAGGAAGACGATGAAAACAGTTCTTCAGTTTGAGAATTTGCGGATCGTGATCCGCGAACGCACGGTGTTTGTCGAAACACTGTGTGATTGGTGTGGTGGTCATGGTATCGGATCAATAGACGAGATACAGATTGACCGCTGTGAAAAGTGCCGAGGTTCGGGGTGCGAGGTTCTTTATACAGAAGACCTTGGCCTCGATGTCGAAGCAATGATGCAAACCGAGAGGTAAAAACTATGGGTGATGTACTCAAATACAAAGCTGTCGAGCAGACAGATGCAAATAAAATTTCAAGCGTCGCATCAGACGCAATCAAGCAACGCCATAACAAGCGTGTTCGTTCAATGCGTGATGTCCGGTTAGCGAAAGAAGTTGTCGCGTCGATAGACTCGATGATTGAAGTCAGTGACAGGATTCAAGATGCGTGGATCGCGAGTCTCTGTACTGGGCGCAACCAAATGTCCATGCAGGATATGTTGGACTTTACAAAAGCTGCGCAAACTTTCACACGGCATTTCACGGAAATTTCAGAGTGAGAGCGCGGGGGAAAGTTCCGTTAGTGGAACGTGACCCGGTAAACAAGGGGCTGACGCACGAAAGTGCGTTGGCCTGGGCGCGTTTCATGTACGACGAGTCGTATTTCAATGAGCAACCTGCTGCCGTCGATTATTGGGGCAATCTGGTTTCTCAGTTGCAAAAGCAGGAAACAGCCGGGCTGACCGGCAGTTTTCATAGCCGCGCAATGGAAGACGCAATCAAGAGGTATTCAAATGAATAAAGTGTTTTTGGTGGTTAACTACACCAATCGTGAGATCAAGGTGTTTGAAAAAGCACCACACGTTCGTCGCTATGAACTGGACAATGCGGGCGACGAGATGGAGTTGAAGGAACTGGAGTGGAATTACAAGACGCAGTTGGTGGAGATCATGAACAAGTTGTTGTACATGGGTCAAAACTTAGGCGACTGGTTGGATGACGAGCCATTCGATGACGAACCGGATGATGATCCGATGTGGGCGGATGCTGATGCGTTAGCGTCCGCAGGGCATGGTATGGATGAGGACTATATGTGATGGGTAATCGGATTATCAGTCAAAAGGCGCACAACCGTTTTCCGAAAACAGCAATCAGACCGCCTGGTTTGGTTAGCAAACACGCAGGGAACGGGAAAAATAAACGCAAAAAGAGGAAGAAGTAATGTTTTTAGTGGTATGGACAACAAAAGTTGCAGAAATCGTACAAAGTAGCTACATCCTAGACGGTGAATTGTACGAGGATCATTGGATTGCAACGGACACTTACAAGGAAGCAGAAGAGACGTTTGCTGATTTGCAGAAATTGGATGATGTGTATTCGATAACGATTTGTCAGCCAGTCAAATCGACCGAAGCGCACTTTGTGATGGAGGAAGTATGAGCAAAATGGGTGATTGGGTCATTGATTTACAGCAAGACATGGTTGATTTGACCAGAGACCAGTTCATTTCCAAGCATGGCGCGATGTTTGCGTATATTTTTGACGAGCAGTTGGGTACAATACCCAAGAAAGAAACAATAGGAGAACAACATGGCGCGAGTCGGGAAGTACAGAAACGTCGCAGTGCCGATAGAACACTACGGGTTATTAAAGGAAGTCGCAGACAAGCAAAACCGTTCGATAGCTCGGCAGCTGGCACACATGATCGAAGAACAACACTTTCAGTTGTTCCCAAATGATTATGAGGCTGTGCAGTTAGCGAAGCAATTCGCTCAGGTAAGTTGAGGGGGCAATTGCTCCCTTTTCTTATTTCTGTTTCTGGTTTACTGACTCTTTTCGTTGTTGTTTATGTACACAACACTTGGAGAAGGTTGGAAAAGTGTGATGAAGTCTCAAAGGAACTACGTTCACAAGTATTCAGCAACGCTGAACCGACCCGCTACGCACCAGGATCAGAAGAAAGAACAAAAGAGAACAGGGAAGATTCGCGATGAGCTGCGGGAAGGACTCAGAGACTGGAGAAACTGGGCGCAATGAGTTTGGTGCATGATCTGGCTTACAAGGCAGGGATTGTGAAAGACGAAGACTTTACGGTCAGAATGGAAAGCATCAAGGGCCGTGGATATGTAGCCAACCTTTCAGAACTGACGGAGTTCGCACGACTGGTTGGTCAATTAGCAAGAGAGGACGAAAGGAGGAAGTATGCAAAGCGCAATGACGCCGGTTTGTCCGGTAATGGCTGAAGAGCATGAACGCCTGGACAAGTTGTCAAAGGTTATGCCTGGCAACATCTACAACGACTACCTCCAGGGACGCGCACTTGATGCCCTGCAGCGTTACAGAGAGACGCACGATATTGAAGCGTTGGAAGAGATGCAGTTTTATATGCACCGAATCACGCATCAGGTAGTCAAGAACCTAGAAGCAAGTATTAAGGTCCGAGAAGCGATAGCCGAGCGCGACAAGCTCAACATTATGGCATCGATTTACGAAGGGTATGACGGCTAGTCCATCATCCCTTCACGACGATACTTGCGTATAACGGCCTCGATTCCTGGTTCGTATCGCTTACCGGGCAGGGTGACCAGTCCGCCTTTTCTAAACTTCAACTTCTCTTGCGTATCAGGTGTCCAGTAGATCACTGGGCGGATGCGCATCGCAACTACTCTTTGATTATCTGGACGGGGGCCGGTGTTACCCGGTGGTACTATTGACGGTCCTGACTGTCTGAGCGGACCGGACGCCAACATTTCCAGTTGTGCAAGCTTACCGTCAATCCGACCCGTGGGTGCGAGGACCGCGGTAAAACGACCGGGCAGCCCGGCAGCAGTTAAGTCCTTGTTGATTTGATCGACCAAGCTCTGCGCAGTAGACCACATTTGCGTGTAGACTTGTGGTTTATCCTGCTCTCGTTCATCAGCTGTGGTGCGCCTCGTCACAGCCATACTATCTTCATCAACAATCATGCGAGGGTTTACTCCGCCGTCATCTGGAAGATCGGGGTTGAAGTCGGGATTTAACTTCATTGGGATGCCGGGGAGGACAAGCGCATTGTTCCCTTGTCGGATGGTGTCAATCAGTGCTGCTTTGATTAGTTTCTTCTGAGACTCAGTAGCATCTTTTGCATAGCCTGGAAACAGTTCGTAAACTTCTTCACCTTGCCGGTATGTGCTACGGTGCGGTTTGTATTTTTCTCCTCCATACCCGTCAACAGTAAGGTCAACTTGATCGCCGAACATGACACCAAGAGTGTTGCCAAGCTCATCTGAAATTTTAACTTTAGAATCAGGGTCTGTAGTTTGCATAACCTCCGCGTTTAGCCGTTCGTCGGTAAAGTAATGCAACATATTTGTTGGAGATTTAACAAACTCTCTATCAAAGTTCTGGTCATTCAGTGAGGGGTACAGGTTACGGTTTCTGGTCAGTGCTTCAATAAAAGGTGCGCCAGTTGCAAGGTACTGATCGTAAAACTCACCTGTTACTTTCGACTGATCGATGTATCCTTTGGAGTCGCGTAGTTTATCAATTGCTTTGAGGCCCTCTTCAATTGTGCGAAGGTCTTTGAAGTATGGGCTTTGACCTTTTTTGTTTGCATTGTCGTTGTCAATTTCTTTCAACAAACTAGCAATATTAACGTCAGGGGAGTTCATAAACTTGTTAAAAGTTCTTGTGTATACGTTTTGAGTAATGTTTCCTCTGCCATCTCTTTTTGTTAGACGGTGAGGAGCTTGCAAAGCTTTAAAAGCGCCGAGCGAAGGACTTAAAATAGCCTCTGCATTAGACGCTTTTGGAAGCAAGTTCAAAGCATTGACGACGTTTCTGTTGACTTGATCTTCAAACGCAAGGTTGCTGACTGCCTCACTAACCGCTCTCAACACTTTGCCATCTTCAACTGTTCCGTAGTTGTCCTTGACTGCATTGCCTCGAAGATCGTTTTGAAGTTCCAGAACCGAACGTCCATCAAGAACTCCTGCCACAGGTAACCCAGCCCAGGGTACGGCGGGTTGATTAATAGCTTGCTCTGCCACGACCCTGCTGACTTCAATGTCTCTACCAATATCATCCGGGCCAAATTGTCGGCCAGGCATGAACAAGACCTGAGTACCGTCTGTTCTGACGAAACCTGCAGTAGCCTGCGCGGAGTGGGGATCTTGCACCCTAAAGTTAGAGTGTTCGCTTGGACGACCTTGAGGTGACGAAGGCTGAAGATTTGGATTGGATGCCTCCTCTCTTCTGGCAGCGTCTCTATATTTAAGTGCAACTGAATCGATATTACGCTGAATGTTTTCAGAGTAGTCTTCAGGGTCATAAGTAAAGTAATCCCTGTAAACTGCCTGCTCTTTAAACATCGCGTCTTTCATCCGGTCTAAGACTCGACTAACAGGGTCAGGAAGCACGTCCAGTTTTTCCATGTCATAGCTTGTGACTTTGCCGGTGTTGTTTTCCTCGGCTTGTAACCGTGCAAGCTCACGATCAAAACGTCCCTTGAATTCTTCATGACTAAAACGTGGACGGTTGAAGAAGTCTGTTTCTCTTCTAATCCTATCCATCATTTCATCAGTGTCTGTTTCCATTAGTCGGTGTTGACGGATAGTGTCGTCAGCCCAGTCCGACATTTCAGTCAGGTTGTGTGTGTCCGCGAACTTTTTAACTACAGCAAGGTCTTCTGGAAGAGACAATGCGGCGGTAGATACCGGGCTAGCTGGGATTCCAGGTGTGTTTTCAAGATTTGCTTGACTCAAAAAGTGTGAGTCTTCTTTTGGCCCCCAAGTACCAACTTCTACAACAAGTTGTTTAAAGAAATCGTCCAGAACTTCTCGTCTAATCGCATCGTCTGGCAGATCTTTAAGTGTTTTATCGCGAGCGGGGCGGCTCATCATATTCAGGACGTTTATTTTTTTAAGGTTTTTTTCAATCGCATCTAACGCATCTGGCTCAATTGCGTCTAAGGTTTCTGTCACAAAATCTTTGTAGTGATCAGGTAGGTCTAAGTTGTTTGCGCGAAGCTCGTCAAATACTTCTTGCGCAGTTTTAAGGGTGCCATCGTCATTAATAAACTCGTCTCGGCTGGTGACCATCCGTTGGAATGATGAGTGGTATTGGTTGTTTACCTTGAAGATGTCTGCATCATCTGAGCTGATTCGAGCACCGATTACAGCCCCTTGATTAATCTCTCTCGGGTCAAGTTCTGCCAAGGTAATAACACGTTGTTCATCCGTCCGATTTGTTAACTGAGCAAATTTATATCCAGCGTTATCGGCTGTGTATGCATACCCAGTGTTAGGAAGGTTTGGCTTCCCTGACACAAACATTCTAAAGCTGCTATCGATTGAAGGTAAAATCTCTTCCAGTTTCTGGAAGTCGATGACCTCGTTGCCTTTTCTACTCTTCTTTGTAGCTCCGGGGGCCGCGTTTATAAGGTCATTCATCTCGGTTCGAGAGAGACCAAAGCCCTCGATAAAGCTTGGGAACTCGTCAAGAGCAACCATTTTTCCTTTTGACTGTCTCTTGAGACCTGCCCCCAGAACCCCGCTGCTTGCAATACCGGACTCAAACGCTCGGCCTGGCTCGATCTCGTCGTAGTCAAAGTCGTTGATGTACCGGCTTTCTCTTGCAGACAGGTTGAAGGTAGGTGATGGTGCTCCACCAATCACGTTGCCCTGTTGATCGTAATCCACGCTCATGATTCCAGGAGCAGTTTCATCAGATAATGGCTGCTCTATCTCTGGCCCAGTGCGTAGTGTTTCTAATCCACCAGCACGTCTAGCTCCGCGAGCACCTGCTCGTAGTCCACCACCGATGATAGGGATTGCGCCAAGCATAGCTGTTGCAGCCAGTGCTTCCATGTTAATTGCGCTTTCTTCGTCGCCACGCTCCCGCGCCTCTTTAGCAGCGTCGAGCATCATGTTGGAGTCACGGACTGCGGCGTACTGTCCGTAGATTGGTAGGGATTCTGCGATGAAAGTTAAGGGGTCTTCAGCGATTGCTCCGACCATTCCTTTACCAAAGCCAACGACATCTTCTGCCTTTTCTGCGGCTGTGGTTTCTTGTGCGTATTCAGAAACAATTCCGGGGATAGCTGCGGTTCCGCGGCCTAGTCCCTCAACATCTTCGGAGGTCTCTCGGAAAAAGTTTCCGAAAGCACCCCCGAGTCCTTGCGATGTTACATCAGTTAAGTTTTGTGCCATGTTGTTTCTTTCTGAACTGCGCTGGGAATTTCACTATATTATCCCGCTTTACGTTCGTAAGAAAGACTTTCACGACATCTCTTGATAGGCCAGATATATTTTTGAGTTTGGCAATGGATTCTTCTAGTTCACTCCTCCCCTGCTTGTAACTCATTATCTGCTTAATACACTCTTTCATTTCGGCGCTAGCTGTAGCCATTCACGGGCCTCCTCTCCTAATACTTTTGCGCTAATATCAATCTTCTTACGCAATGCTTTCACAATGCGCTCGTCAATTGTTCCGGGAGTAATAAAGTCAACGTAGGTGACCGGATTCTTCTGGCCGATACGGTGACAACGATCTTCAGATTGCACCCTGGTTTCCAGGTTGAAGTCGTTGGCGTAATAAATCACCGTGTTTGCTTCCGTCAAAGTAAGTCCATACCCTGCGGTCTGCGGGTTGCCGATGAAGTATCTCAACTCCGAGTTAGGGTCCTGGAATGACTGAACGGCCTCTCTTCTCTCGTCATCTTTGGTGTCACCGTAGTAACTAGCCACAGAGCGATCACCGAATTTATTGCTGATTGCAGCTTGTAGAGCTTCGATGTCATACCGGAACCTTGACCAAATGATAACCTTTCCAGAGGTTTCTTCAAGGATATCTAACACTGCTTGTATCCGATTGTTCGATAGCTCGACGGTTCTACCGTCGTCAGTTTTAAGATGTCCTGAAAGAACCTGCTGTAACCTTATCATTTGCGTCATAATTGAATTTACAGAAATCAATTCGTTGTTTAAAACAGTCATAGCTTCGTCTCGTATCTCGACGTATGCCAGCCGCTGTTCGTCAGTCAACGATACGTTCCTGACCGTGTAGGTCTTCTCTGGGAGATCCAGACAATCCTTCTTTAATACTCTGTATGCAAATCTGTCCACCTTTTCAGTTAACTCCTCTATGTGTCTGTACCCGACAATTTGTTGAAAGCTGTGCGCTCCCATCGTCCGGCTTTGTGTAATTGCGTACCGCATCTGAAATGTGTAGTAGCTGTCATGACCCAAGAACCGAGGGCCGAGGAACTCACACTGAGAGAACAAGTCCAGGGGCGATTGCGTCACGGGACTACCGGTCAAGATTCGTCGATACTTGAACATGTGCGCTGCCTTAATTATGTTCTTGGTGCGCTTGGCCTTCGGATTTTTAATCGTGGTAGACTCATCAATCGCGATCAAGCCCTCTTGCCCGTACTTCTCTGCAAGCCATCCGAGAGCCTGGTTGCCTCGCTTCGTAGACAAAGACTCGACATTCATGACCCACATGGTCACACCTTCAAACGGCTCTGCCACCGACTGCATCTCTTTCTTTTGTTCTTTCGTCGGTTGCGCTCGCCACTGTATAACACGGTGCGGTATCTCGTCGGGGAAATGATCGGGTATCTCTTTGTTGACCCAGTTGTGATACACACCTTTTGGAGCAAGGATACACACGAACTTGAGGTTCTCTGTGTTGGCAATCGTGTCGATCAACAACTTCGATTTACCAGTTCCCATTTCCATAAAAAAGGCGTAGCTTCTTTTCCCTATGCTCTTCTCTAATGCATCTTTCTGATGCGCGTATGGATTAGTTTTAAAAATATAGTTGACAGGCATCCCATTCCCTCTTATGGTTGCATTGTGTTTCAGACATTAGCACAATGTTTCAACACATTCAATCAACCCCTGAAGAGGATATACTTGATGACTGACTTCTTTGAAGAAATGCTTGACGCAGCAGATGCGTTAACTGAAGTGGATGCAAAGACGACAAAATCTTTGTCTAACCTGGTTCGTCAAGTCGAGGAATTAAATAAAGAACTCGACATCGCGGAGCAACATCTCAAAAAATTGAAGCAAGAAAAGCATAAGCTACAGACTGATGCTATCCCTGCTTTGATGGATCAGATGAGCGTTGACCGAATCGACGTTGGTGACGTATCCGTAACCCTGAAACCATTCGTTTCTGCTTCAATCCCACAGGATCGTCGTGCAGAAGCACATCAATGGCTGAGAGACAACGGACTGGATGACATAATTAAAAACGATGTAATTTTGTCCTTCGGACGCGGGGAGGATGACACTGCTCATTCAATCATGCTCGATCTTGAACAGCGTGGATTCCATCCAGAGTCCAAGACTCACATTCATTCGATGACCTTGAAGGCGTTCGTTAAAGAGCGCGTAGAGAAAGGTCTGCCTATCGACCTAGACATGTTCGGCGCATACGTCGCTAAAACTGCAGATATAAAGAGGAAGTAACCTATGGGTGAAGTAGCAAAAAAAGCGGAAGCACAGCTTCCAAGCGCAGATGTTCTCGACTTACTGTCAGAGCATCAGGGTGTTGGTCTCGACTATGATACGTCTGACCTACAAATTCCTTTCGTCCGCCTAATCCAGGCAATGTCGCCTCAGATTAAAAAGTCTGATCCGTCTTTCATTCCTGGCGCGTCCCAAGGGGACATCTTCAACACTGTTACGGGACAATCCTGGGACGGCGAAGAGGGCGTCACTGTTGTGCCTTGCTATCAGGAAACTAAGTACCTGATGTTCAAGCCACGCGAAATGGGCGGCGGATTCCTGGGTGAAATGTCTAAGGATAACCCAGATATCGCTCGCACCACACGGACCGGTGCCAAGGAAATCCTTCCTGACGGCAACGAGCTTGTTAAATCCGATCAGCACTACTGCTTGATCCTGGATGACTCAGGCATCCCTGGCTTCGGCATTATCGACATGAAGTCGTCTGGCCTTAAAGTCTCCCGTCGTTGGAAGACACAGATTAAGATGCTGACTATTAAGCATCCTAAAACTGGTGAGCTAGTCTCACCACCACTCTTCGGCACGAAGTGGAAGCTTTCTGCCATCGAAGAGTCTAACGACCAGGGCACCTGGTTCAACTGGACCGTCAACAACGACGGGTTTGTTGAAGACAAAGAGCTGCTTGAAGCGGCCATTAACTTCCGTAAATCAATCATGAGCGGCGAAGCGAAAGCTGTCGCAGAGGACGTACTCGACGAAGAGCGTCGGGAACAACCAGAAGTCTTTTGATTGTTAAGGGGGCTTCGGCCCCCTCTTTTACGGGGGAGTTATGTCAAATGTAAAACGGTTCATGGAGGCGTTTGAGGGATCGACCGCGGCTCATGGGCACACTACAGTCGGGAACACACGGCGGAACGGAAAGACCGAAGCGAAAAGTTTCGTGGTCCGCGAGCCGTTGACCGAGCAAAACATTTCAGAGCACCTGTCTGGTAAAGCGGGCATTGGCGCGATCCCTATTCGTGACGACAATAAATGTAAGTTTGGTGCCATTGATATTGACACCTATCCAATTGACCACCAGAGGCTCGTTAAAAAACTGGAGCAGCTCAAAGCTCCGATGATCGTGTGCCGCTCTAAGTCTGGCGGTGCCCACCTGTTCTTGTTTCTTGATGACTGGTACTTGGCCGTTGATGTGCGGGAGTACCTGATTGAAATTGCTGCGGCTATCGGCCATGCAGGTTGTGAGATTTTCCCAAAGCAAGACCAGATCCTGGTGGAACGGGGCGACGTTGGTAACTTTATTAACCTGCCATACTTTGAGGCTGAGTCCACCACACGTTACGCGGTGCAAGCAAACGGTGACGGGCTTGAGCTAGAACAGTTCCTTGACCTGGTTGAACAGACCAGGGTTGGTCTATCTGACCTGGAGAAGATCGACTTTGGCACACAGCGGGAGTTGTTTTCTGACGCGCCACCGTGTCTTCAACTTTTCTTGAACAATGGCATTCCTGAAGGGACGCGCAACAAAGTGATGTTCAACGTGGGCACCTACCTCAAGATGAAGTACCCAGAGGCTTGGAAGTCGCACCTTGAAGAGATCAACCAGAAACACTGCACACCACCGCTTCCTGCAACAGAGATTGTGCAGATCCAGGGGCAGCTCGATAAGAAAGATTATGGGTATCAGTGTAAAGAAGAACCGCTTTGCTCTCATTGCAACAAGTCATTATGTAAGTCTCGCCAGTTTGGTATCGGCAAACACGACGATACGATGCCGAGCATTAGTGGCCTGACGATCTTGCTATCAGAACCACGGCTGTACTTTTTAGATGTAGACGGTAAACGCCTAGAGCTTTCGACTAAGCAACTGCAGATTCCTTTACAGTTTCAAGAAGCATGTATGGAGCAGCTTAACTACATGCCGCCATTGCTGAAGCCCAGTGACTGGCAACCAATGGTCAACGAGATGATGATGAACGCCACCACGATTGAAGTGCCGGAAGAACTGACCACGGCGGGCCAGTTCAAAGAACTTGTTTTCACTTTCTGTACTTCCAGGATTCGTGCAATGTCCCCAGAGGAGCTGGAGCTTGGCAAGCCCTGGACCGAGGATGGCAAAACTTATTTCAAGATCAAAGGCTTACAAGAGTTTCTGAGGCAGCGAGGCTTTACGAAATACACCCGACCACAGATGCAAGAGAGGTTAAAAGAAATGAACGGGGATGAAGAGTGCAACAAAAACTTCCAGTACAAGACTGACAAGGGTGACTGGAAGAAGACTCGTGTCTGGTGGATAGACGAGGTGAAAGATTCAGAAGTCGAATTACCAACAGGAGGAGAGTTCAATGCAATCTTCTGATCGGTATTTAAAAGTGAACGAGGTCGCAACCATGCTAGGGGTCAGCCGCTCTACGGTTTGGCGTTGGCGAAAGGTTGGCTTTCTCCCAGCAGCGTACAAGATCAGCGAGCGCATGATCCGGTGGCGAGAAAAAGATATTGAAGAATGGATGGAAGACAGGGTACGGACAAATGAAAGACAAGACTGAATGCCTAATTTTTGGGCCTCCCGGCTGCGGGAAAACCTACACCTTAATGGAAATCATTCGGAAAGAGCTGTCTAACGGCACACCTCCAGACCGTATTGCGTTTGTTTCATTTAGCCGAAAGGCTATTCATGAAGCGCGTGAACGGGCCGGGGCTGCGTTTAACTTAAAAGAAATTGACGTACCATTCTTTAGAACGCTGCATTCAATGGGCTTTCAACTGCTAGGGCTGCGCAAAGAAGAAATCATAGGCATCTACGACTTAAAACAAATCGGGGCAGAGATGGGCATGGTGTTTGACAACCGTAACGTCTACGACGAGGACGGAGTTCTTCAGATGTCAGCCAAAGAAGGCAATAAGTATCTGACCTTAATTAATCGGTCGCAGATGCGCTGTGTGACCCTGGATCAAGAGTACAACGACAACGGTGACCACAGCATTAAATGGCCGCTGCTTCAAAAGCTGGATGTTATTTATAACAAGTACAAAGAGCAGACCGGGAAACACGACTTCACAGACATGATTCGATTGATGGTCGAGCGGGAGCTAAGTCCAAGGATCGACGTCCTGATTGTCGATGAAGCTCAGGACCTGACTCCGTTGCAATGGCAACAAGTCAATGTATTAAAGAAACACGCTAAACGTATCTGGTATGCTGGGGACGACGACCAAGCTATCTTCAGGTACACAGGCGTTGATGTGCGCTACATGTTGGGCGTTACCGAAAACACCAGGGTGCTGCAGCAGTCTTATCGCGTACCGAAAAGCGTACATGATTTAGCCGCTAAACTTGCTAAACGTATTTCTGTGCGTCAACCAAAAGAATGGAAGTCTACGGATCATGACGGTGAAATCCATCACCACATGAGTGTTGATGAGATCGACATGAACCAAGGTTCGTGGACCATCATGTCGAGAACCACAAAAAATTTAAACATGCTTAGTGACACACTGCGCCAGGACGGGGTGATCTATACCAAAAATGGTACACTAAGTTTTGACGAAGGGCTGCTGAACAGCATGAGGGTGTGGCAGGATCTTCAAAACGGTGAGCTAATTACCGCAGACGAGGCTAAAATTTTGTATGAAAACTGTCCCAAGCGTGGCGAAAAAGCCACAGTCAAAGCAGGTATGTCCAAAACACTGGACGAACTAGACCATAATCAGCCAGTGTCTTTCTCAGAGCTTAAAGATAACCACGGCCTGCTTGCTCCAAAAGAGATGGATGCAGAAGATGTTGTCAATCTGTCAACAGACGACCGGCAATATCTTGGGGCGATCAAACGCCGGGGCAAAATAACAACAGCCCCCGCGGTAAAACTGAGCACTATTCACCGCATGAAAGGCGGAGAAGATGAAAACATCGTGCTGCTGTCTGACATGGGCTTCATGCCTTACAAGACCTTGCAAGAAAACCCAGACGATGAACATCGTGTGTTCTACACAGCAGTCACAAGAACTAAAAAGAACCTACATATTGTAGATTCAGAAAGTCGGTATCGGTATGACCTGTAAGCTCAAACCGCATCAACATGCGCAAGCTCTTCGAGACTACGCAGATGGGCATAAGCTAGAGTTTAGGGTCAGACCAGGGGCCACGAACTATGGTTCGAGTACAGTCTGGCAACCATGCGAGGTGCCAGAATTTCATCCAAACTTTGAGTATCGCGTAAGGAGACCAAAGAAATGATGAGAGCGCATGGATTAGATGATGCTGTCATTGGAGTTGGGCAGCGGTGCGGATCAGACGATGTTCTTGTTTATGATGCACAAAAAATTGTGGATATCTTGGTAGCCAGGGACAAAATGTCCAGGGAGGAGGCTTGGGAATACTTTGAGTTCAACATATGCGGGGCATATGTCGGACCAACTACACCCATTTACATGTTAGCTATGTCGATGGAAGAGATTGAGGAGAATTTTTTTGATTGATCCGGCAGATAACAGCACAATTAACTGGCTTGACAGACAAGACTTAGATCAGTTGGAAGTCGATTGGTGTGCCCCAGCAAGCTACCCAGATTTGACTACAGCCAAAGTTATGGCTATTGACTTGGAGACTCGTGACCCTAACTTGATGTCGCTCGGTCCTGGTTGGGTCCGGGGCGATGGATACGTTGTAGGAATCGCTGTTGCTACCGGCGACTACACAGGTTACTTCCCGATTCGTCATGAAGGCGGCGGTAACATGGCCCCCAACATGACACTCAAGTGGCTCAAGAAGCAGGTTGAGACTCCACACATTACCAAAGTTTTTCATAATGCGACTTACGATTTAGGTTGGCTATTACACGAAGGGATCAAGGTCCAAGGACCGGTAGTCGATACCATGATTGCCGCGCCTCTGTTAGACGAGAACCGCTACACATATGCACTTAATTCGTTAGGTTATGACTACCTTGGCTCGACTAAAAGCGAACGGACCTTGCGCCTTGCAGCAAAAGACTGGGGCATTGATCCAAAAGCAGACATGTGGCGACTCCCTGCGAAGTATGTGGGGGCATATGCAGAACAAGATGCTGCACTGACTCTCAAACTTTGGGACCGGTTATGGTCCGAGATAGAAAAGAACTCACTCACAAGTGTATTTGAGCTTGAGTCCAGTTTAATTCCGTTACTATTAGAGATGCGTTCTCGTGGCGTTCGCGTAGACTTAGATAAAGCAGATCAAACCAAAAAGGTTTTAGCGAAGCGGGAAAAGGAGATCACTGATGAGATCAAGCGGGATACCGGGATTGTGGTCGAACCTTGGGTGGCAACAAGCGTGGCCGCAGTCCTGGGCCATTACGGACTTGATTGCCCAACGACGGAGAACACGAAGCAGCCGTCTATTACAAAAGCGTTCCTGCAAGCTTGTCCGCATGAGGTCGCTGGGAAGATTCTCAAGCTTAGAGAACTGAACAAAGCTAACACCACCTTTATCGACTCCATTCTTCGATACGAGCACAATGGCAGAATTCATTGTGAATTCAATCAGTTACGTTCGGATGATGGTGGGACAGTTACGGGACGTTTTAGCTCCAGTAACCCAAACCTGCAACAAATCCCTGCACGAGACAAAGAGATCAAAGGAATGATTCGCGGTCTATTCGTCCCAGAAGAAGGGGAGAAGTGGGGGTCATTTGACTACTCGTCGCAGGAACCTCGGCTGCTTGTCCATTACTGTTCAATGCTTAATCAGGTGTCTCAGTATGAGATGTTAGGAATTAACGAAATTGTTGCTGCTTACAGGGAAAGTGACGTAGATTTCCATCAGATGATGGCGGATATGGCAGGGATCAGCCGTAAAGAAGCAAAAACAGTCAACCTGGGGATCATGTATGGAATGGGTCAAGGTAAGTTGGCAAACACGCTCGACATCACAAAAGGCGAAGCAAAGGCGTTACTGGATACTTATCATAGTAAAGTCCCCTTCGTTAAAGGACTCGCAGACTCGGTAGCATCCAAGGCTGCACGGCACGGACAGGTTAGAACATTGTTAGGACGTAAGTGCCGGTTTGATTTGTGGGAACCGAATAGCTTTGGTTACAACAAAGCATTGCCACACGAAGAAGCGATCAAGGAGTATGGCCCAGGCATTCGCCGAGCGTTTACATACAAAGCATTGAACCGATTGATCCAGGGGTCCGCTGCCGATCAAACTAAGAAAGCGATGGTCGAGTGCTATAAGGAAGGGTTGATTCCTCTACTGA